ACAGCCTTTGAACGAAACGGCACGACGCCAGCAGGCAATCTCCCTGATGAACGCTATGGCCCCGCTTGTAGGCGTCGTAGTTGATCCGGCAGAACTTGCAAAGTATGTACTCCAGTTTGGTTTCGGCATCACCGATGGCGAAAAGTTTATGGTGCAGCAACCAACACCAGAGGACATGGCTGCCGCTCAGGCGGAAGCCGGTGCGGCTCCAGATCCGTTTGGCAATCAGCCCGGTATGCCCGCGCCCGCTATGAGCGGCGGTATGGGTCCGGGGCCGGTACCAGATCAGGTCTTTGAGGCGACCGGTGGTGTCCCTCCAGAACTATTAGCGCAACTTCAAAACCAAATGGGGATTGAACTGCCTAATATGTAATGGGACATCATGTCCCTCTTACTAGGAACACCCGAAAGGATTCCGATGAATATGGAAGCAAACCCAACAAGTGACACGTACAACGTCAAGATTGACGGCGAGGTGCATGAGGTCACATTGGATGAACTCCAGAATGGTTACCAACGACAGGCGGATTACACCCGTAAGACGCAGGAGTTGGCATCCGAACGCGAGAGATTGGCTCAAGGAGAGGCAATCGTCCAAGCATTAGAAGCAAACCCACAGGAAGCAGTTTCGGCTTTGGCTGACGCTTTTGGGGTTGCGGGGGGTAACCAAATCAACAACCAGAATGAACCGGAAGAAGATTTGGACCCAGAGGAAGTTCGCTTGCGACGACTGGAATCTTCCATTGAGGAACATAATCGCGCACTACGACAGCAAACCATGTCAGGCGAAGTAGAGGGGCTGCGAGAGAAGTTCAGCGCAGACATTGACGAACGGGAACTTTACGCTCACGCTTTGAAGCACAACATTGGCAATCTTGAAGCCGCTTACGCCCATATGACCTACGGTGATATGAGCGAGAAGGCAAAGAATGCTGACATTGTGGATGAGAAGCGTGCAGCGAGCGTGGTCGAATCGACTGCGGGGAGTCCTGAATCGTCTGTGACTAGCAATGTTTCTACCGCAGTCAATTCTCTTCGTGATGCTTGGTCGCTGGCGCAAGAAGAACTATCCAACGTCTAAACATAGGAGAAAATCATGGCTGCTGGAAACGCAGACTTTGATCAGATTCTCAGCACCACGCTGAAGAATTATGTCCCTAAGTTGGCGGATAACGTCTTCTCTGCGCGACCGCTGTTTTATGCGCTGACCAATGGACAGACCATTCGGCGCATCAGCGGGGGCGCAAAGATCGTTGTCCCCATCATCTATGGGACCAACAGCACCGCAGCCTCTTACGAGGGTTCGGATACTATTTCCACGACTGCTCAGACCGGCATTTCTGCTGCTGAGTACGACTGGAAGCAGTATGCCGCGACCGTTACCATTACGGGTATCGAAGAGGCAAAGAACAACGGTGAGGCCGAGATCATTGACTTGCTGGAAGGCAAGGTAATGCAGGCCGAGGAAACCATTATCCAGAACATGAACACCATGTTTTGGGGTAACGGTGCCGGTAACGGTGGCAAGAACTGGCTGGGCTTGAACGCTCTAGTCGGTGTTGGCAACGATTCCGGTTCCGCTATCGGTGGCATTGATGCTACTGATTCCGACAACTCTTGGTGGAGGTCAACTCTCACCAATCAGGGTGGCGCTTTGACCATCGCTGCTATGGCAACGATGTACAACAACGTGTCGGTCGGTAACGATCAGCCCACCATTATCATTACGGATCAGGACGAGTACGAGAAGTACGAAGCCCTGCTTCAGCCACAGTTGCGGTACACCGACACCAATGTTGCGGATGCTGGTTTCCAGAATCTGCTATTCAAGGGTGCCCCGGTGACGTTTGACAGCGACACAGACTTGGATGGGAAGATGTTCTTCCTCAACACCAAGTACCTGCGCCTCGTTGCTCACACCGAGACTTGGTTCCAGACGACCCCATTTGTGCGGCCGACGAATCAGGATGCGCGTTACGCGCAGATCCTGTGCTACGGCAACTTGACTACGAGCAACCGCTCGCGTCAGGGCATGATTTACGGGCTGACTGACTAAACCGGGAGCAAAATTGTCCAGAGAAATCGCCCTCGTATACAGCAGCAATGCTGAAATAGCGGGGTCACGCGGGTCGGCTCCATCCCACTACGCACCGGGCTCACGCTCCGGGGCGCGGATGGTGCCGGGAGTGACCGACGCCTTGGGGGAACCTCCCGTTTCTTTGGATGGTTTTTGTTCCGCTACGACCCGCCACGGGGCGCCCTGCAAAGCGCGTCCCGTGGCTGGGTCACCCCTCTGCATCGGACACACGAAGCAACAGGCGGCTAAATCGTGACAGCAATGACCATTGCGGAAATGCGTGCGCAGGTGCGTTCGGTTGTCGATATTGATGCAACCGACATTTCCGACACCGTTTTGAACAATATGCTTGGTCAGGGTTACGACACCATTGTTTACAGTGAGAAGCGTTGGCCGTTCTTTGAAGCACGCACAACCTTTTCGACCGTTGACGGCACCAAGGATTACACTCTCACAACGATTGCTGGCGCCCCTGATGCGATTTCGCAAGGGATGCGCGAAGTTGTTGCCATGCGCAACGACGACCATGTTCTTGAATACATCGGCTCCGACGATGCCGACTGGAACTACCCGTTGAATGTGGCAACGTCAGGTTCGCCTTGGGAGTGGAGTTTCTGGAACGACACGGTACGCCTGTACCCGACACCCAGCGCGGTGGAAACAGTTTACGTTCGCGGACTCAGGAAAGCCGATTCGTTTGGTGTCGGCAGTTCTGATTCCACGACCCCTGATTTGCCTGAACCGTTTCATCCTGTCCTCGTAACGTATGCGACCGCTAAGGCGTACTTGCAGCAGGAAGATCCAACAATGGCAAACCAGTACCATGCACAATTTCTTGCCGATTTGGACAATGTGGCGAGGCGTTATGCGGATGTTCCGGCCCCTCAGCCGATGGTGGCTAACAGCCGACGGCCCACACGGTATTTGGCAGGATTCGGGCGGTTACGCTACGCCAATACCGGTGGCGTGATCTGGTAGCGGGCGATGGCCCGCCAATTCAAACTAGAAGTTCTTGAAGCCTTTACCGGCGGATTGAATCTTCGATCCGACCAGTTCAATCTGGCAGAAAACGAATCACCTGACCTTCTAAACGTGGTTGTTGACCCGCGTGGCGGTATCCGCCAGCGCGACGGCGTGGACCGGTTGAACACCACAGCCCTGAGTGCCGACATCGAAGGGATCTGGGGGTTCTTCACTGATAGCGGTACCGCTCAGGTGATGGTCAACTACGGAACCAAGGTTGCTTACGCCACCACCGCCAATTTCACAGACCTGACGGGCATTACCGCCCGTACCGCTGGTACCCGCGTGTACGGGATGACGATGAACAATGTCGCTTACGGGGTTTCAGGCGACAAGGTTTCATTCAAGTGGGATGGTTCTTCCGCAGCGGATCTGGGTCTTACCCTAAATGGTTCTGCGGGCAACTTTCCTCAAGCCCAATACGTCACATTTTGGAACAACTTTGCGTGGGCAGCCAACACGGTCGAATCTGCAACGAACCACAAATACCGGGTTCGATGGAGCAACGCTAACGAGCCGGAGAAGTGGGCGGCTGCCGATTACGTGGACATCGACAAGGGAGAACACGGTGATTACATCACCGGTCTTCTCCCGATGGGTGACCGCCTCCTAGTTTTCAAATCGAATAGTATTCACGCCATCTACGGGTGGGACTCCGACTCGTTTCAAGTTGTAAACGTAACCAACGACGTTGGGTCCATCCCCTTGTCGTCCCCCGTTTCCACAACCTTCGGAACATTCTTCTGGTATGGAAACAATGGGGTCTACGTTTACGACGGGCAACAGTTCATGTGGCTGTTCGCCAAATTGCAGCCCGCCATTGATGATGGGCGCATACGGAACCTAGACAGCAACCCTCCCCAACTGGCATGGGGGAACAACAAACTGTACGTATCCGTGGATTGGACCGAAGGCGGCGTAACCGCTCGCCGCACCCTGATTTACGACCCGACCTTGGGGGAAGGTGGCGCATGGGTTACGACTGATATTGATGCCGCTCCCCTGTATGCGTTCAATCCTCCGAATGCGAGCGCAACCGTCTATGGCGGTTGTGTCGCCAACACCGGGATTCTGGTGGATGTGGAGGATGCGCAGAATCGCACAAGCGACCGGTACAGCGGGTCAACTGAAGTTCACATACAATCCTACTTTGTGACACGATGGGTCGCAGGCCGCGATCCCATCGTGAAGAAACGGTGGGGCCGACCAAGGGTTGTGCTATCTGCGGAATCCACGATCTCGTTGCCTATTCAGATTTACAAGGATTACGACAAGTCAGAACAATCAAATTCTTTCACCTTGTCGGTGACGGGGAAGGTATCTCAGTCCCGGTGGGGTACAGCCAAGTGGAACGACGCCGACCCGGATTCGGCGTATTTGGCTGAATGGGATGCGATTGCTTCCAATTTGACGGCAAACGTGCAGAATCTGCCCACACTTGGGACAGGAAGAAGTATTAGTATGAAGGTCAGCGGTCCTTCCACAAATAACCACTGGGAAGTGAACGCATTGGCATTTACATACACGCCAAGGAGACTTAGGTAAATGGCAACGCTCGCTGTTACGAATTCGTTTTCTGCTGGGACGACCATAGTCGCGGCAGATATGAACCAGAACTTTGATGATGTTGAAGCATTCGTCAATACCACACCGGGTGTTGTCCAGAAAGACATCGTTGACGCCGCAGGCGATCTGATTATCGGTACTGCTGCTGATGCTACGGGCAGATTGGCTGTTGGCACTAACGACTACGTGTTGACTGCGGATTCGTCTGTGTCTGGGGTGGGTTTGGCTTGGAAGGCGCCTACGGCAGGGACGGTCACGGCGGTTACTGGGACAGCCCCGATTGTGTCGTCTGGTGGGACAACACCTGCTATTACAGTAACGACTAACGATGCTCAACTTGTTCTGAACAACACCATCTTCAACTAAGGAAAGATAATGGCAACATACTCAAAGGTCAAACTGTCTGGTGGCACGACAGGCAAGAACGTCAAGGTTGTTGCCACCGCCACGGCAGGAACAACCATCCATACCGCTGTCGCAGGCACATCTGATCTGGACGAAGTATGGCTGTATGCCTGCAACACCGATTCGACGGACAGGAAACTAACCATCGAATACGGCGGCGCTACTTCACCTGACGATCTGACAGAGGTCACTATTGCCGCTGAGGCAGGGTGGGTGCTTGTGTGTCCGGGTCTGCTGTTGCAGAACGGTCTTGTCATCAAGGCGTTTGCCGCTGCGGCGAATGTGGTGATGATTAACGGGTACGTCAACCGTATTACTGCCTAAATAATGTTTCGTCAGGATCGCACTAACCCGTCTACCGCTGTTTCTAACTGGCGGGGGCGGCATGACACGCCGAAGGCGTGGCCGTCTTCGGCTGTGTCTTCTTGGTTGAATGGCGGCCTGTTTGGTGGCGCTGCTTTGACGGCGTTTGGTGGGATCATCACGCAGTAT